GACCCTGGACGGGCGCACCAGCGATATCTGCCGGCTGCGCTCTGGGCTGGAATACACACCCGGCCATAAGCCGGTCGGTCATCAGTATCCGTACTTGGGGGGTCCTGGGCGCGCGCACTGGCAATGCCGATCGACAGGCCTGCGGCTGCTCAAGGGACAGACGAAATTCAGCGGGACGCAATCGAGCCAGGACGGATACGTGGATGCGAACCTGACCTACGGGCCGTGGCTGAAAAGCCAGCCGGCCAGCGTCCAGGACGATGTGCTGGGCCCGACGCGCGGCAAGCTGTTCCGTGATGGCGGCCTGGACATCCAGGCCTTCCACAATGACAAGGGCAGGCTCCTGACGCTTGACCAGTTGGCCGAACGAAATCACGCCGCATTCGCGCGAGCGGGGATAGAATGAGCCGATGCTCTACATCGTCCCGCCTGCCGCGCCCGATGAGAAGGAAAAGACGCGCCGCAGGATCCGCCGCATGGATCGCCCGGATGGTCTTTTGCAGTGCAATCGCTGCGGGGGACGTGCCGCCGCAACCATCGAGGCCGGCGCATCCGTTCACAATGGCCGCCGAACACGCGGCACCGTGATTCACAAGGACATCTGCGCCGAGTGCTACAAGCGCGGGCTGATTGTCCCGATGCAAGTAGAGTTGAAACCCATCAAATAGACCCGCTTCGGCGGGCTTTTCGTATCTGGCCGCCCCAGGCAACTCGGGCGGCTTTTTCATGCCCGAACGCCGGATGGCCAGGGCGCAACGCGGCGGATGTCGCACCATGGCCGGATGGCCGATAGGGAAGCAAATCATGCCTTTGAAACTGGTTGAAGTGGACGGCAAGCAGTACGCCGAAATCCAAGACGGCAAGCCCGTGTGGATCGAAACCGACGGCAAGGAAACCGCCTTTGATATCGAGGGCACGCGCACGACGATCTCGCGCCTGAACGGCGAGGCGAAGTCCCACCGCGAGCGGGCCGAAGCCGCCGAAAAGGCGCTGAAGGCCTTCGATGGCATCGAAGATCCGGCCGCCGCCATCAAGGCGCTGGAAACGGTCGCCAATCTGGACAGCAAGAAGCTGATCGACGCCGGCGAGGTCGAGAAAGTCAAGGCGGAAATCGGCAAGGCCTACCAGACACAACTCGATGACGCCCAAGGAAAGATCAAAGCCTACGAAGACCAACTCTACGCCGAGAAGATCGGCGGCGCCTTCGCCCGCTCCAAGCTGATCGCCGACAAATTCGCCATCCCCGCCGACCTGGTGCAGGCCCGCTTCGGCCAGGCCTTCAAGGTCGAGGACGGCAAGACCGTGGCGTACGACGCGCACGGCAACAAGATTTTCAGCCGCGCCCGCCCGGGCGAGTTGGCCGACTTCGATGAGGCCCTGGAAACGCTGGTGGATCAGTACCCCTACAAGGAACAGATCCTGAAGTCCTCCGGCGCGAACGGCGGCGGGGCTGGCGGCGGTGGTGGCGGCCATCAGACCGCGAAGGGCAACTTCGGCGGCACGCCGGACGAGCGTAAAGCCGCCATTGCATCGAAATTCGATATGTCCGCCCTCTAGACAGAGGGCGTTTTTCTGGCTGTGGGCTCGGATGGGCTCAGGCGACTGAGGCGGATGCCTCGCAATTCAACTCTTGCCCATCCGGGCGCAATTCTTCATACGAGGTAAATCATGGCACTGTCCAACATGAAGGTCTTCAGCCAGTACGTCAAGCAGGCGACCATCGAGACCCTGGCCCAACTGGTCGACAAGTTCAACGCCGCGAGCAACGGCGCCATTCGCCTCACCACGCAGGGCGTGGACGGCGACTTCCTCCAGGAATCCATCTGGAAGGGCCTGCACTCGGCCCAACGCCGGGTTGATCGCTACGCCACCAACGGCACCCAGTCGGCCACCGCTCTGGCGCAACTGCAGCAGAACTCCGTGAAGATCGCCGGCGGATTCGGCCCGATCCTGTGGGAGCCCTCGCAACTGTCCTGGATCGAAAAGGATCCCGCCGAAGCGCTGGAGGTCATCAGCCGCAACATGGCCGAGGCGATCATCGCCGACCAACTGAACACGTCGGTCGCCGCTCTGGTGGCGGCCATCAGCAATGTCGCAGCGGCCACCAATGACGTGTCCGGCACCGCGGGCATCACTTACAGCGCCATCAACAGCGCGCATGCGAAGTTCGGCGATGCCTCGAATAGCCTGGTCGCGCAGGTCATGACCGGGGAGGTGTTCCACAAGCTCATCGGCCAGAACCTGACCAACGCGGAAAATCTGTTCAAGGCCCAGGGCGTGACGATCGTGGACATCCTCGGCAAGGCCGTGGTGGTCACCGACGCGCCCGCGCTCTATGAGGCCGGCACGCCCAACAAGCAGAAGGTGCTGTCTCTGGCCGACGCCGCCGCCATCGTTCACGACGGCAGCGACATCGTGACCAACATCGAGTCGAGCAACGGCAAGGAGCGGATCGAGACGACCTTTCAGGCCGACTACACCTTCTCGCTGGGCCTGAAAGGCTACGCCTGGGACATCGCCAACGGCGGTAAGTCCCCGACCGACGCCGAGATCGCCACGGGCTCGAACTGGGATCAGTTCGTGACCAGCGTGAAGGCCACGGCCGGCGTGGTCACCATCGGCGACGCCGCCAAGTAATCCAACCCGGGCCGGCCTGCGGGCTGGCCCACCTCATGAGGTGATCATGGAACAGAAAATCGCATATGAGCCGCATCCGGTCAGCCCGGAGCGCAAGGCCGAACTGCGCGCGCAAGGCTACAAGATCATCGACGCCAAGTTCGCGCCCGATGGGTATGAGCGCCAAGACGCCGCCGCCCAGGGCGGCGAGGGCGATAAGGGCGTAAGCGACAAGCTCGGCGTGGCTGAATTGCGCGGCAAGCTCGTCGAACTTGGTATCGAGTTCGACCCGAAAGCAAAGAAGGCCGATCTGCAGGCTCTGCTGGACGCTGCGGCCCAGGACGGCGAGGGGGTGTAAGCCATGGCTCGAATTTTGAAGGTCCAGCGCGATCAATGTTCCGGGCGGTTTCTCCGGACGCACGGCCTGGAATCGTCCGTTGAATATAGAGCCTGGGCAAATGCAATTTATCGCTGCGAGAATGAATCGGCGCAGCAGTGGCCAGAATATGGCGGGAGAGGGATCAAGGTTTGCTCCAGGTGGAGGGCCAGTTTTGAGGCGTTCTTGATGGATATGGGAACAAAGCCATCGCCCGATCATTCGCTGGAGCGAATTGATGTAAATGGGGACTATGAGCCAGGAAATTGCCGATGGGCCAGCCCAAAAGATCAGGCCAATAACCGCAGGAATACACCGCGGATAGCTGGGCTGTCACCAATGGAGCTATCCGAGATCAGCGGCCTTCCGTATACGACCATCAAGAATCGCTTGCGAAGAGGGTGGAGTGAAGACCGCATCTTGAGCCAGCCGCGACGCGACTATCCAATGGAGATCACATGTTGATCGTTGAGGACGGCACCGGCAAGGCGGACGCCGACAGCTACGTGAGCGCGGCTGATTGCGCCACCTACGCCGCCGCCCACGGCCTGACCTTCGCCGGCGACGAGCCCGCGCAAGAGGCCCGGCTTCGACGCGCCACCCAATACCTGGACGCGCAGTACAGCTTCAAGGGCGGCGAATCGACCGATACTCAGGCGCTGGCCTGGCCGCGTGATGTCGCCCCTGGCGTGGTGCCGCGTGAAATCGTCAATGCCTGCTGCGAACTGGCCTGCAAGACTGGAGATTTGTGGGCGGACGTCGATCCCCGCGCCATCGTGAGCCAGACCGTGGGCCCGATCAGCACCACCTATGCCGAGCCGGTCAACGGCGGCCAGAAGCGGTTTGCGGCGGTCGATTCGATGCTGCGCCGCTGGGTTTCTGGCGGCGGGTGGAATGTGCCTGTGGTGAGGGCGTGATGGACTTGCTTCGGTCTGGCCCCGCTGATCTGTCCCGCGCCATGGTGCGCGACGTGCTGGAAGCGATCCACAAATACGACGGCACGGTGCCGTATGCGCTGGCTGTGGGCGTGTTGGAAATGTGCAAGGCGCAGTTGATCGAAGACGCGGCGGCGGAGGACGAGGACGACTGACATGGCCATCGACTACCCCTCAATCGCCGAAGGCGCCCATGCCGCCATCCTGGACGCGGGCGGCCCGGTGACGCTCATTCAGCCCGGGGCGTCCGAATACATCCCCGGCCAGGGCATGGTGACACAGCCAGATATCGAGCATTCCTGTACTGGCGTGGTGTTCGACTTCGGCCTGCATCAGTCAGGCGCGGCATTCACGGCCGGTAGCCTGATCGAAGCAGGGGACAAGCATCTGTATCTGTCGCCCGAAGGAGTCCCAGCGGCTATTGGCCCCGGGTTCCGTGTTCAGGCATTCGGGGAGAGTTTCACGGTGGTGAGCGTGAAGGCTACGGCGCCCGCTGGCGTGCCGGTCCTCTACGAATGCCAGTTGCGGCGATGAGCGGCGCTGTAGACCTATCCCGCCTGGTCGAGAAAGCCAACGGGAACATCGACAAGGCCGTGCGCCAGGCGCTGATTCTGGCCGCTCAGGGCGTGGTGATGAATACGCCAGTAGATACCGGGCGCTTGCGCGGCTCCTGGGGGTTCGGCGTCAGCGTGCCCAAGAACGGCCCAACCGACACGACCGACAAGGCCGGCGGCGCGACTCTGACCAAGATCGCCGCAGCGGTCAAAAGTCAGGAGGCCGGCCCGAAGTTCTACATCACGACTGCGCTGCCGTATGCCAA